ATTGATCCAAGACAGATTGTCTGAGAACACAGGAGAATGACATGGGATGGACAAAGCGCCAATTCGTCACACAGGCCTTCGAGGAATTTGGCCTAGCCTCCTACGTCTTTGATCTGACACCAGAGCAGTTGCAGTCTGCCCTGCGCAGGCTTGACACAATGATTGCTGCATGGAATGCCCTTGGCATTCGCCTCGGTTACCCATTGCCATCCAGCCCCCAAGACAGCGATCTTGACGAGCAGACAAACGTGCCTGACAGCTCAAACGAGGCCCACTTACACCACCTGGCCAATCAAACTGGCACCAGCTATGGCCAAGAGGTCCATGCCGACACAAAAGCCACGGCCAAAGAGTCGTACAACACACTCCTGTCACGCGCAGCCATGCCAATGGAGCAGCAACTGCCAAGCACAATGCCAGCAGGCGCAGGCAACAAGCCTTGGCGCGTCTACGATAATCCTTTCATCCGTCCGCCAGTCGATCCAGTCTTGGCCGGTCAAGATGGCCCCATCGAATTCAACTGAGGAACCACAATCATGCCAACCATCAATCAACTATCAGGCATCAGCCAAGTCTCTGGCGGTGATCTGCTTCCGATTTATGTACCAAACAATGGTGATGCTCGGAAAGTTTCGATCACGCAATTGTTGCAATACTTTCAAAATACATTTGCAGCACCGACTGTGGCCACAAACCTGTACACACCAGGCACAGGCTTCAACATCACAGTGCCAACGCCTACTAGCGAGCAACAGTGGATGGTCATTCAGCCTGCTGGCACACTGGCCGCAGGCACAGTCACTTTGCCATTGAACACTGGTGTACCTGATGGCACTCAGGTGCTGATTACCACCACACAAATCATCACCAGCTTCACGCTGGCGGTCAATGGCGCGGCCAATGCATACGGTGCACCAACCACACTGGCAGCCAATGCATTCTTCACGATGCGCTTCTATCAATCCACCAACAGCTGGTACAGGATTGCCTAACATGGCCACCAAAGACACTCGTCTTGCTCGCATTGGGGTCGAGGGCTACAACAAGCCCAAGCGCACTCCATCGCACCCAACCAAAAGCCACGTTGTTGTGGCCAAAGTAGGCGATCAAGTGAAAACCATTCGCTTCGGTCAGCAAGGCGTGTCTGGATCACCAAAGAAGGAAGGCGAGTCAAAGGCATCAGAGACTCGTCGAGAATCATTCAAGGCCAGACATGCTGAGAACATTGCCAAAGGCAAGATGAGCGCAGCATACTGGGCCAACAAGGTCAAGTGGTAAGCCATGCAAATCCCAATCCTAAACGGCATCTACGCTGACAACACGCCAGAGTTGCGCACTGCCTATCCGGTCAACATGGTGCCAGTGCCAAAGACATCTGGCATCAGCAATGGATTCCTGCGCCCAGGCGATGGCATTGTGGCCAACGGCACAGGCCCAGGCATTGACCGTGGTGGCATCAATTGGAATGGTGTCTGCTATCGAGTCATGGGCACCAAGCTCGTGATTGTGGCCAGCAATGGCGCTGTCACAGTTCTAGGCGATGTCGGTGGCCCAACTACCACCCTGGTGACATTCGACTACAGCTTTGATCTGCTGGCTATTGCATCCGGTGGTCGTCTATATTTCTGGAATCCAGTTGCATCTACTCTTACGCAGAACACCGACCCAGACCTTGGTGTGGTGTTGGACTTTTGCTGGGTTGATGGTTACTTCATGACAACCGATGGCGAGTTTTTAATCGTTACCGAGCTGACAGACCCGCTTGTCGTCAATCCACTGAAGTATGGAAGCTCAGAAGCCGACCCAGACCCAGTCGTGGCTTTGCTCAAGCTGCGCAATGAAGTCTATGCACTGAATCGAAACACCATTGAGGTGTTCGACAACGTGGGTGGTGAGCTGTTCCCATTCGCACGCATTGATGGCGCTCAAATCCAAAAAGGCGTGGTTGGCACATTTGCCTGTTGTGTCTACATTGAGCGCATCGCCTTCTTGGGCGGTGGCCGCAATGAAGCGCCAGGCATTTATGTCGGTGCGGCAGCCACCACACAAAAGATCAGCACTCAAGAGATCGACAATTTGCTTCTGGAATACACCGAAGCGCAACTTGCCACAGTCAAATTCGAAGCACGAAACGACAAGAATCACCAGCACCTTTATGTGCACCTGCCAGACCGCACAATCGTCTATGACGCATCAGCATCTGAAGCACTTGGTGAGCAGGTCTGGTTTACGCTGACCACGACTGTGGTCGGCTTTTCACAGTACCGCGCACGCAATCTGGTCTGGTGTTATGACAAATGGCTGGTGGGTGATCCTCAGTCCAGCGCGATTGGTTATCTGGTGCAATCGACTGGCCACCATTGGGGTCAACAAGTGCGATGGGAATTTGGCACGCTCATCGTCTACAACGAGAGCAATGGCGCAATCTTCAACGAGATGGAGCTGGTCAGTCTGACAGGCAGCGTGGCCATTGGCACCAACCCACAGATTAGCACCAGCTACAGCGTAGATGGCCAATCATGGAGCCAAGACCGCAGCATCAGCGTGGGCACCACTGGAAACAGAGCCAAGCGCCTTGCATGGTTCCAACAGGGCCACATGCGCAACTGGCGCATTCAGCGCTTTCGTGGTGACAGCGATGCCCATGTGTCATTCATCCGTCTTGAAGCCCAGATCGAGGCATTGGCATTCTGATGGCAACCGCACCAGTTTCCCGCAGACTCAATCTGACGCGAGACCAACTCGCGGCATTTTTGACTGATCAGCAACAGATCAGGCAGTTTGAGTTGCTTTTCTCTACGGTCGATGAGTTGCAGGTGATTGTCGGCACTGACTTTGAGTATCAGGCAGATACGGCAGCGGCCACAGCAAACGAGGCACTGGCACAGCTCAGTGCATTGGCTCAGGACACCGCAGTCGAGGACGCTGTGCTCAATGCCAAAGTGCAGCAGGCTTTAGATGCCATCCCTCGCTTGGCTCAAGCACTCGAATTGCTGGCAGCAGCGCCAGCCATCCAGAACAACAATTCTGTGGTGACCGACTACATTGACTTCAACACCACTACACCATCGCCAGCCGTGAAGGTTGGCCGGATGCACTGGAACGGTGGATATACACTCAATCTTGAGATGACACCAAACGTCAATCAAGCCATTGGCGAATCTCAGTATTACTATATCAAGGCATCAGCAGCCATTGCCAAAGGCCAGCTGGTGATGTTCGATGGCTCTGTTGGTGCATCTGGCGTGCTCAAGGGCAAACCATCGACTGGCGTGACAAATGGCCAACTCATCATGGGCGTGGCCGCAGAAGCTATCGCAAACAACGGATTCGGCTTGGTCTCCAGCTTTGGCCTAGTGCGAGGATTCAACACCACCGGCACACCGTATGGTGAGGTCTGGGCAGACGGTGACATCCTGTACTACAACCCATCATTTGCTGGTGGATTGACCAAGAATTTACCTGTTGCACCACTCCCACACATAGTGGTGGCAGCAGTGGTTAATGCTGCGACAGCAGGCTCTGGATCAGTTTTTGTCAGAGTTCAAGCCGAGCCATTGGTCAGTCAACTGTCTGACGTTTATGCGCCAACGCCAGCCAATGGTGATGTGCTGGTTTACGATGGAGTCCAGTTGCGCTGGGAGAATGTCCCTGCATCATCTGTCATTTACAGCACCAGTGGCGCACCAGTAACTAAAACTGCAAACTTTTCAGTTGCTAATGGTGAGACTTGGCTGATCAACAACAAATCAGGATCAAGTTGCACTGTAACGTTGCCAACAGCCAGCACCAACACTGGTCGAACGCTACACTTTCAGAATTATCAAGCACAGACGCTGGTATCAGCATCAAGCAATGTAGTGCCACTTGCTGGTGGGTCTGCTACCACAGCCATTCTTGAGGCTGTTGCAGGAGCAAATGCAACTCTTGTATCTGATGGAACAAACTGGATAATGACGCAATACGACTCAAACAATGCATTGCAATTGGAATAAGGAGAAATTATGACCGTATCAATCAAGGTGCTGATCCCACCAAAGCAGGCCGAAGCAACTCAGACAACGCAGTACACAGCGACCAACTGCAAGGCGATCATTGACAAGTTCACGATCACCAACACCAACACCACCAACGTGACAATCAGCGTCAACTTAGTGACAAGTGGTGGCAGTGCAGGTGTAAGCAATCTGATCATTGACACTCGCGCCATTGCACCCGATGAGACCTATACCTGCCCAGAACTGGTTGGCCAAGCTCTTGAGTCTGGTAGCTTCATCAGCACCATTGCCAGTTCAGCCACATCGCTGACCATCCGCGCCTCTGGCCGCGAAATCACTTAATCAAGGAGAACAGCATGGACAAATTCATGATGATGCCCAAGGGCTTTATGGGATTGCCGATGGAGGAAGAATTCATCAGCACAGCCGAGAACAAAAAGAACACCCAGATCGCCATCGACGACTGGATGCTTGGCCCTGAGAATCCCAGCAACGAGCCAACGGCCAACAAAACCTACTGGATCGCTGTTGGCAAGGCCATGCAAGTGGACGAAAAAGAGTCTCGTCGTCGTCGCTGCTCGAACTGCGAGTACTACGACAACAGCACCATGACGCAGGCCAAAATGGAGCGCATCCCCCGCAATGACTGGGACACCGATGCTGGTTTTCGTGGTTACTGCCACAAATTTGAGTTCATTTGCCACGACATGCGTGTCTGCCAGGCATGGGAAGAACGTGAATTTGAAATGGAAGATTGACCAAATGCCAAAATGTGGGAAAATAAAGGCGCTGAGTCTATCGGGCCACCAGCAGCTCACCCTGAACAGGAGTTGCGCATGACTGGTATTGATTGGCTAAAAGATAACCTGCAAAGGGTTCTTCTGTTGCCTGCGCCAGTCGTGGAATGGCTCGTCATGGTCTACGATGCCATTCAGGTGTTTGACGATGTTGCCGATGGTGACACAGTAGAGCGCAAAGACCTGAATGCAGCCATCTGGAACACACTGGTGGGCATGCATCAAAATCAATTTTTTATCACAAACAGCCATCATCTTGTGCCATTGCTGGCAACCATGATATTGAAGTGGCAAGCATCCGATCAAGCAGAACGTGCCGGTGAAGCCGATGCTCGCTCATTTGTCTGGCGTGCAGGCTACTATGACCTAATCCTGATGGCCGTATCAATTACGCATGGCCCAGGCTTTGCCACAAAAAATGCTCACTTGGTCATGGAGTTATATGGCGAAACATTTGAAGACTACATGAAGGAGTTCGGCAATGCCTGATCCAATAACCGCCCTAGTCGTTGGTGGAAGCCAACTGATCGGAAGTTCAATGCAGGCCAGCGCTGCTGGGGAAGCCGCAGGCATCCAAGGCGCTGCTGCTCAACAAGGCATTGAAGAACAGCGCAGGCAATTCGATGCCATGCGTGAATTGCTCAAACCTTACACAGAAGTTGGGGTTCCTGCTCTGGAAGGGTTGCAACCATATGCACAGGCAGGCGTGCCAGCATTTGAACAACAGCAGGCTCTACTTGGCCTGCGTGGGCCAGAGGCTCAACGTGCGGCCATTGCAGGCATTGAAGGTGGTGCTGGATACCAGGCACAAGTTCAAGCCGGTGAAGAAGCATTGCTCCAGCGTGCATCGGCCACTGGCGGCCTGCGTGGTGGAAACATTCAAGCTGCACTTGGTCAATTTAGACCACAAATGCTGCAACAAGAAATTGAAAGACAGTATGGCCGATTGGGTGGCATAGCCGACATTGGTCGTGTCACGCAACAGAACTTGGCGCAGATCGGTCAGTCATCAGCAGCTGGCACTGGCTCGGCAGGATTGCAAACAGGCACCAACGTGGCCAACTTGTTGTCTCAACAAGGAGCAGCTATGGCCGGTGGCGAACTTGGCCAAGCCAAGGCCTATGGCCAGCTCTTTAATCTGCCAGCTCAATTCCTTGGTATGCAAATGGGTGCAGGCGGCAAGGCTGGCATGGGTTTCGGGTTCTAAAAGGATAACAACATGGCAATTAACCCATTCCAAGCACCAATCAACTACGCAGTCGATGTGCAAAGCCCATTTGAGGCCGTATTAAGTGGCTTCAAAATTGGTGCAGCTGGTGCAGAAGCACAAGCAAAATCACAAGCACTTGAGCAAGCAAGGACAGCGCAAGCAGAACTTACAACTTTGTTTGCCAATCCAAATGCGACAGCCACAGACTTTGCTCGTGTCTCAGCCATGCTCCCAAAAGATCAAGCAGAAGGCGTGCGCAAATCTTTTGAGTTGATGTCATCTTCTCAACAGCAAAACCGCCTGCAACAGTCTGGCCAAGTTTATGCAGCCATGAAGTCTGGCCAACCTGAGATTGCAAAAAACCTGCTCAAAGAACAGGCGGATGCATTTCGAAATTCAGGCCGTGAGCAAGATGCCAAGGCAACAGAGACCTATCTGCAACTGATCGACATGAATCCTACTGGTGCACAGACAACTATTGGATTGATGATGGCAACATTGCCTGGCGGTAAAGGATTGCTCGAAAACATTGATAAAACTCTGTCGACAACTAGAGCTGAAGCTGAAGCAAAACCAACTCTTGAAAAATTAGAAGCCGAAGCATTAGAAGCAGGAGTGAAAGCAGAATTTGCACGCCCATTGGCGCAAGCAAATCTTGATAAATTAAATAAAGAAAAACTTGCTCCATCAGTTCAAGAGGCGCTTGATTTTGCAGGTCTGACTCAAGATCAGCAAAAAACTTTCAAAGACCTTCAAATTCTTAAGAAGCCTCCAGGTGCTGTAACAAATGTTAACGTCACAAATTTAGATAAAACAGCGGCAGGAGAACTTGGAAAACTTGTTCCAGATTTATACAATCAAGCTAATTCTGCTGCATCACAACTTAGTGACATTCCAAGATATAGAGTTGCTTTAGATAAAGCAATAACTGGACCATTTGCAGAGCAAAGATTAACTGGGGCAAGAATTGCAAATGCTTTTGGATTTACTGGTGAATCAGGAATTAACGCAACACGCGAAATGATTCAAGGTTTATCTGAAATGGCTTTGAAGTCACGAACAATGTTGACAGGTCAAGGACAAATTACAGAAGGTGAGCAAAAGTTGCTTGTTAAAGCACGAAGCGGTGATATAAATTTTACAAAAGGTGAAATTCAAACAATCTTAAATGTTGCTGAACGTGCTGCAAAATCACAGTATGACCAAAGCAATAAACTGTTGAAATCGGCATCTACCCAAAGTCCAACAGCACAAATGTTTTTAGACAATGTGCAGAAACTTCCAACAGAAACTCCTGCGCCAGCTACACCAGCAGCAAACAGCGTCACAGTTGGTGGCCAGACCTATACTCGTCCTGCGAACTTCACTGATGCTCAGTGGAGCGCATACAAGCAATCTGTGGGGGCAAGATGAGTCCAGAAGAATGGTTGGCATCTCAGACTGGTCAGGCTGCGCCAGCAGCTCCTGCACCAGCTCCTGCACCTACGGCCACAGCACCCGCTGCGGCTCCAATGTCGCCTGAGCAATGGGCGGCATCACAGCCAAAGATGGGATTCTTTGAAGGCCTAGTCGAGCAGGTCACTGGCCGCGCACGCGCAACCCCTGAGACTCAAGCACTGCCTGAGTGGACAAGCATGCCAGAGCTGAACCAAATGAGCGTGGCATCGTTCAAGACAGCGCTTGGCACACTCCTGAGCAACCCCAAGGAAACGGTGCAGATTCTGCAAGCCAACTTCCCTGGTGTTCAGATTCGTCAGGATGCCAAGGGCAACTACCTGCTGCGCTCGTCGGTCGACCAAAAGGAATATGCAATCCCACCAGGCTTCACGATGGGTGACATCCCACGCGCAGCTGGTGCTATTGCAGCATTCACTCCGGCAGGCCGAGCCGCGACCATTCCTGGTGCGATCGTGGCTGGTGGCGCAACTCAAGCGGCCATCGAAGCAACCCAAGCTGGTACTGGTGGAAGGTTTGACACTGGAGAGGTGGTCACAGCAGCCGCAACAGGCCCAGCTGGACAAATTTTGCAGCGCGTGGCACCTCCAGTCGTCCAAGCGGTTAAAAAAGGCGTACAGCGCGTCACAGGCAAAGCACCAGCACCTGCGCCAGCAGCAGGTGCACCAGGCGCTCCAATGGGCACCGCAATGGCCCCAGAAGCACCTCCAGCAGCACCAATGGCCGCAGCAATGCCAGAAGTGGCACCAGTCTCACCAGAGATTCCAGTTGCACCAGCTGCACCGGCAGTGGCACCAATCGTCGCAGAAGTGACCGAGGAGGAAGTCGGCAATCTGGTCAAGAAGGCATCTGGCACAGGCTTTGGCTCGGCTGGCGCTCGTGACCGGCTGGCTGATCTTGCGCAGGTCAACACAGCAGCCAAGGAAGCAGCCGACAGGCTTGGCATCCAACTGCCTGCCGATGTGTTCAGCGACAACCCACAAGTTCGCGCAGCCGCAGGCCTGACAAGATCAGCCGCAGGCAGTGAGGCCGAGGCCACATGGCGCAACACCGTCACGCAAGCCGTGGACAAGGCCGACGATGTGATCAAGCAATTTGATGCCACATTCGTCGAAGGTGCAGTCGCACCTGGCGTGGTATCGCAAAAGATCAAAGACTCACTGACCAAGACTCGTTCAGACCTCAATGCGCAGGCAAGCAAGGTCTACAACGCAGTAGATGAAGTGGTGCCAAAGACATCGGTAGTCGATCTGCCAAAGCTCAAAGAAACCCTTGACACTGTCAAGGCCGAGGTGGGCGAGAAAGGCATGTCAGCAGCCGAGCGCAATCTGGCCAAGATGATCGAGGAAGGCAACATCACGTATGGCCGACTCAAGCGCGAAAAAACCTTGATTGGAAACGCCATCAACAAGATGGAGTCTCCATACGGCAGCATGGCCGAGGCAGACCTCAAGCGCCTGTATGCGGCACTCGCTGACGACCAACTGACAAACGTTGGCAACATCGGTGGCGAGGAACTGCGCCAGCAACTGCGTGCAGCCAACCTGCTGTATGCCAAAGAGCGTGCATTGGGCAAGCGCATCGTGAATGCGTTTGGCCAAGACATTGAGGGAAGCGTGGCCAACAAGATGCGCACCGCCATCACTGGCGCGGCCAAGGGCGATGCAGGCGAGTTCAATCGCCTGCTCAAGACCGTACCAGAAGACTTGCGCAAAGAGACGCTGGCCACCGCACTGGCATCCGTCACGCGCTCGGCCAGAGGTGCTGAGAAGGGTGGATTCGGCTTCTCCGAGTTTGCCGACATCTATCCCAAGCTGAGAGCCAACCCACCAGTCTACAAAACAATCGTGGAAACGCTTGGCAAAGACTCGGCAGATGTGTTGCGCGACCTGTTCGAGGTCTCCAAGCGCGTCACCGAGGCCAGAGCCAATGTCCTGAGCACCGGCAAAGCAAACCAAGCATTGCTGCAAGGCATGCAGGCCGAAAGCCTGATCGGTAAGGTCATGGAGAGCACGCTGGCCAAGGGCGCATTGACTGGCGCAGCCGCTGTGGGTGGCCCAATCGCAGCCGCAGCCACATCAGTGCTTACCGGAGCCATGACCCAAGGCAACAAGGATTCACTCAAAGCAGCAGGAAAACTGTTCGCTGACGAGGGATTTCAGAAACTTGCTATTGAAGCCGCGACAAGAGGAACACCAAGCGAAGCTAGTATTCGTCGCACAGCTATGTCACAATCCTTCCAGAAATTTGCAGACGCAGCCAAACTGCCAAAAGCGTTGGATGCAAGGATTCAGTGGTTGCAGACAGCAACTCAAGCCGAGCGCCAATTCGACCAGGAGAACCAATAAATGTCCGCACTCAGCATCCAGCCAACCTTTCCGATCTTCACCGAGACGGACGGCTTGCCATTGGAGAACGGTTACATCTGGATTGGCGAAGCCAATCTCGATCCCCAAGGCAACCCCATCAATGTCTACTGGGACGCAGCGCTGACCATCGCAGCACCTCAGCCAATCCGCACTCTCAACGGCTATCCATCACGCAATGGCACACCTGGCCGTTTATACGTCAACAGCGACTACAGCATCCGAGTGCAAAATCGCAATGGCAGCATGGTCTACAGCGCACCAGCTGCGACTGAACGATATAGCGATGTGGTGTTAAGCATTAACGCTTCTAATGTGCAATACGATCCAGCAGGTACGGGCGCTGTAACTACTACGGTACAAGAAAAATTACGTCAAATTGTCAGCGTTTTTGATTTTATGACTGCGGCTCAAATTGCAGACGTTCAAGCAGGCACGTTGACTTACGATGTAACAACACCAATTGCCAATGCAATCGCATATATCGCTGGCACTTACGGATCAACGCCCGGTGGAGGCATTTTATATTTCCCAACAGGTGCATATAGCATTACGTCTCTTTATTTGGACATAGATAACCAATGTTTGATTTTGCAAGGCGAAGCGTCAAACTACAGTTCTAACGTAAATCGTGGAACAAGGCTTGTTGCAAGAGATTCAGTCAACAACTATTTGATTCAAATTTACAGAACAACTGATATTCAAATCAATGACATGACTCTTGATTTGAATAATTTAAAAACAAAAGGCCTTGATTTAACTCATGCGGCAGGAACTGGAAGTATTTTAGATTATTGCCAATACAACAACGTTGAGTTTTACAACGTTAAGGTAGGCGGCTCGTTTGTTGAATCTGAAGGCAACGGCATACTTTTAGGCGGTGAAGTCGCAGTTCATAAGTTTAATAATTGCGTATTCCAATTAAATGGTATTGGTGGCAATTACATAGGACGATCAGTTCATATTTCCAACTTTAATGCTTGGGACTGGACATTTACTAACTGCTATTTTGCTGGTGGTTCTCAAACAGCTTCTATGTGGCTGGAAGCAGGATCAGTAACTCTTTACAGTTGCGTATTTGAAAATAATGATGATTCATCTTACGACATCGTAACAACTGCTACAGCATGGCTGCGCGAGTATGCTTGCGAAAGTCATTCGCAACAACCTCATCTTTACATTCAAGCATTAGCACATGAAGGTAATTTATGGTCTAGAAGTACTAATATTGTTGAAGATCTATTGCATTTCAGCAATACAGCAACTGTTCCAACAGTAACCATTGTTGACGACAGTAACTCACCAATCAAGCTGTCTTCAATTAAAGGGTATGGGGTTCAAATTAACTACACTGGCTCATACAATGGGTTTGCGTATAAAGACATTGACATTACCAATACTAAGCAAGTTGCTATTGGTGTAGGCGCAGCTCCATTTGACGTAACTACTTTTAAATCTCAAGCATCTTTTGGTGATGTGGCAACAGTTGGATATTTAGAAAAACTGTACGACAAAACTTTGACATATGCAAAAACCCAGCAATTTGACAGAATAACCAAATCTTTTATAACAGTTGGCCCCCAGACTATTGGCGGAGTACAAGCCATTGCTGGCGCGGATTTTATTACAAACGGTTTATTTACATCTGCAACAACAGGGTGGACTGCGGGTAGTGGTGCAACGCTAACGGTTGTCGCTGGCGGTGTGTCTGGCAATGCTTTGCAAGTGTCTGGTACATCATTTGGATACGCAAGCCAAGCCGTTGCAACTGGTATAGGGCGCAAATATCGTTTATCTGCGTACTACAAAAACGGCACAACAACCGGATTGCTTCGTGTTTCAAGTACTACTGGCGGATCAGGTGATATTGTTGATAGCGCAGTAAATAACGCATCATGGACTCTTGCTAGTGTAGTTTTCACCGCTGTTGGCACGACGACATACATTGACTTGATGGAAAATTCTTCAGGCACAATGCTCTGGGATAGCGTGACTTTGACAGAACTGCCTTTGGTTGTTGCTACCGATTTTGGTGTTACTGGATTGCCAGTGTATGCAAACAACGCAGCAGCGTTGGCCGGTGGTTTGGTTGTGGGTATGTTTTATAGAACAGGTGCTGACCCAGACCCTGTTTGTGTTGTTCATTAAAGGATAAATCATGGCTGATTCAAAAATCTCTGCTCTACCAGCTTCAACAACTCCTCTTGCTGGTACTGAAGTTCTTCCTATTGTGCAAAGTAGCACGACTAAACAAGTTTCCGTTGACAATTTAACGGTAAAAAATGTTCGGTCAAATGCAACAACTGGCATATTACAAGTTACTGGCCCTGCTTCTGCGTCAACCCGTGTAATGACAACGCCAGACGCCAACTTCACTGCGGCCAGAACCGATGCTGCGCAAACTTTTACCGGAACTCAAACTTTTACTTCTGGTGTGGTTACAGCCAATGGAAGCACAGCTTCTACAACCGCAGTAGCAGTAACTATTTTTTCTGTTTCTCCTAGAGGCCGATACGAAATATATGCAGACATAAATGCAGGCGATGCGTTTTATTACGCTGCATTTGCTACTGTGGTAATGGACGGGTCATCAGCAAGAATTGTTGCAAATAACACTTCAAATCTTGTCTTGAGTCTTTCAGGTTCTAATGTGCAAGCAACACAAGTATCTGGCGCTGACCAAACTATCCGTTGGGGCTATTTAAAAATCGTTTAAGGAAACAATCATGACAATAGAATTTAAATGGTCAGTCGAGAAAGTCCAAGTCACCGAAAACAATTTAATCACTAGCGTAGATTTAATTGTCACGGCTATTGATAAAGATTCCGGTTTAACAACTTTGGGCAATTATTCGCGTAATCTAACCCGTGGGGATTCGTTTACCCCTTACGAGCAGCTTACCGAGCCACAAGTGCTTGCATGGTGCTTTGAACCTATCATCACGACTTTGGATGGTCAAACATCTACCCGCCTCATTAAAGATGAAGGTGAGGCTCAAGTGACTGACCAAATTTCACGTCAGTTGGCGCAGAAAGCATCAGAACCTACTTTGCCTTGGGCAGCATCATGCTAAAAGCTGTTCGAGCATCTATCACAAGCGGAATAATTAGTTTTATTTCGTCTAGACCAAAAGTTGTTCCATTACAAAGCCAAGTAGTTTTGTTTGGAATACTGCTTCTTGAAAATGGATTTGCTATTCTTCAAGAAGACGGTTCAGAAATTATTTTGTAACAGGAGTCATCATGGCCACCAATAGTCAAATCGCATTTAACCCACAAGGCAAGACCGTTGTTGTCGCTGCCGCAGGAACAGCACCAACTGGCGTGCAGGCTCCTGTCTATGAGAAATTCAATCCTCAAGCAACAGGCCAGTATCGCTTTGTGAATGCAGGAACAGACACCGTGTTTTTGGGCACTGGCGCCACAGCAGCACTGGCTCAGGCCGCTGCCGTTGCTCCAGTGGCTGGAACGCCTTCGAGCGCCATCGTTCTGGTGCCTGGTGCTGTCGAAATCTTGCGCTTCAACATCGACACATTCTTCAGTGGTCTGGCTTCAGGAGCGACCACCATTTACGTCACACCAGGCGAAGGCCTGTAATGTTGGGGACTGACGTTATGGCAGAAAGCAACGAAATCGATCTTGTCAAGTATGGTGTGCTCTGGCAAAAAGTTCAGGACATGGACAAAAAAATGGACAAGGTCGAACGCCAGCTAGAAGAACTAGTGGCACTGGCCAACAAAGGTCGTGGAGGCCTTTGGTTTGGCATGAGCATTGTCTCTGGTGCTTCTGTCATCGTCGGTTACTTACTCAATTATTGGAAGCATTGAAATATGGACTTGCGATTGCTTTAATGCTATCGCAAGCCTCATCAACTGAATATAGGTGCGTTCGTTGGGCATGGACGGGTGATGTTTTTAATCGCAAAGTAGTATGCCTTGAGTGGAAAAAGGTAGAGCGAAAATGATCGATCCAATTACAGCCCTAGCAGGACTACAAAGTGCAATCAGCGTAGTCAAAAAAGCCAGTAAAGTCGCAAATGATCTGGCTGGTTTAGCACCATCTATTGCCAAGATGTTTGATGCCAAGAGCGTGGCTACCAAAGCTATGGTGGAAGCCAAACGCTCTGGCAACAAGTCAAACCTTGGCACAGCCTTACAAATTGAGATGGCGCTCGATGAGGCCAAGCGCTTCGAGGCCGAGTTGATGATGCTTTTTCAAGCAACTGGCCGCGCTGATGTTTGGCAGAAGATCAAAGAGCGCCAGCAACAGATGGACATTGAAGACGCTCATCTGGCGCGTCAAGCTAAGGCTGATGAAAAGAAACGCAAAGAAGAAGAAGCCGAGCAGCTGGAGTGGGCAGTTGCGATTGTTGTGATCGTGATGCTCATTGGCGCAATTGGTTGGGGCATCAATGAGGTTGCTGAACTGTGCGCCAGATCAAGGTGTGGTCGGTGAATGAGTACCAAAAGCAATTTGACCAATTCCTCAAAATCTTTGTGCGCCTGTGCATTGTTTGGTGGGTGCTTGGTCTGCTGCGATTCCTTCCTGATGAGTTGGCCGACAAAGTTGTAAATAAGTTTTTAGGGATGATTGGACTATGAGTGAAGAAAAGCCATCAGATATATTGAGCAAAGTGCTTTCCTATGTCGACAGCCCATTCAAGCTGTTTGCCCTGATACTCATGGCGGTTTTTGCCTTTGCTGGGTACTTTGTTTGGCAGAACCAAGAACTGCTGATGGGCGCGTACAAAGAGTCCAAGAAGATGCCAAGCATTGTTGAGGACAGAGTGGAGGACGCAGCTGCCCATTTGTTCAAAACCACGAATGCCACCATTGTGGCTGTATTCAAAGTAAACCCCATGTTTGGAACCAGAGTGCTGCACCGCGCTTACACTAAAGAAGGCCGAGACAAGACCAACGATGGGCTTGATGTTGGGCTTTTCACGCACAATATGGGCAACAACGCAGACGTTGTGAAGCTGATGGCCGGTGAGACACCTTGCGGTGAATACCGCGCAGCGCAGTCCGAGATGGGCCTGTGG